CGACACTGCAATCCGACATGCTGCGCAATACCTGAAGGCAATCCCCAAACTTAAGAATGACGTTGCTCATCCAAAAATCCTCTGGTTGGCCAGGAAGCGGCTTGTGCTGGCCGCATGCTCATGCCGACGCCCGGTGCCTTTGAAAGCAGTGAGCGTTCCATGACCGTGTGTTTTACGGTCATTGCAGCATTCTAGCGACATTTGCGATAAACCTCGCAGATAGGATTCCGCACGATGCGTAATCGAAAAAGTCAGCTTCCAGGCTGCTATCCCGTATACCTCCGATCAAAACCAGAAGCATGGTAAGGAAAAATACCGCGTTTGCTGCGAGTAGAATGGTCATTGCATGTCGCGCTTCACGCGCTCCGTGAGTTCCCTCGCTTCACGCGCTCCGAGGGTTTGAGCGGTCAGCACATCCGTGCCGAACTTGAGAAAAAATTCACGCTGGCTGCGGCGTTCTTGGCCGACCCGATGCCCGCCACCCCACAGGGCCATGCTTTCGCGCAGTTCACGTTGAGCTTCCTGGCGCTCGCGGTGGCGCTTGCGCACAGCACCTTCAACTTCGGGTGGCGCACCGTGCGGGATCAGTGGCATGCCATCGACCCGCTGCACCTGCGACATCATGCCGCGCAGCGTGGAGGCGTCCAGCTCGGTAAGGTCGCCGTCCACCAGGATCGGGTCGTTGCGTGCGGCCGGCTCCGGCGAGTGTCCGCAGTATGGGCACGCCGGCATGGCGCGCTCGTAGACCTGGGTGCACTGCGGGCATGCCCGGGTCGGGATGCCGTCAGCCGCCTTGCTGCTCGACTTGCGCTCGCGGCGGTCCAGTGTCCACGAGCGGTGGCACAGGTCCACCACCGGCTTGCCTGCGTGCGGGTCGAAGCGGGCGACCGCGTGGCGCTGCACGTTGCCAACGTGGTCGATGATCGTGGCTTGCGTCTTGCCTTCCAGGGTCCGCAGTGCGCGCCCCGCCTGCTGCACGAACAGCCCGAAGCTCTGGGTCGGCCGGGCCATGCTCACACACTCGATCGCCGGCAGGTTGAAGCCCTCGCCGAACAGGTCGCAGTTGGTGAGCTGGAGCAACTCCCCCGTGCGGAAGCGGTGCAGGATCTGGGCGCGCAGTAGGTCGGGAGTCTTGCCGCTCACGCACTCTGCGGGCACGCCAGCGTCGCGGTAGGCCCTGGCTAGCTCGGCGGCAGCCTCGATGTCCACCGCGAAGGTCACGCCGCGCTTGCCGGCGCAGTGGCGCAGGTAGTGCTTCACCACGTCGCCGGTCAGGTGCGCCTTGTGCACGGCCTTGCGCAGCGGCTCCGGGCTGTAGTCGCCGCTGGCGCTGGTCGGCACCACGGTCAGGTCGAGCGCGGCTGCCGGTGGGGCGAAGATGCGGTAGTCGGTGAGCCTGCCGCGTGCGATCAGGTCGCGCAGTGACGGGCCGACCACCATCGTGTCCATGATCCCGTCAGCGTGCCGACCGAGCCCCTTGCCGTCGCCCCGCACCGGTGTGGCGGTCACCCCGAGCCCCCTGGCGTTCGGCATCATCTCGGCGGCTTTGGCCCATTGAGTTTGGCGGACCAGATGATGAGCCTCGTCCTGCATCCACAGGGCAACTTGATGCAACCAGCGGTCATCCGGGCTCATCCTCACGAGGGTACCGACCCCTGCCACTCGGATGTTGCTTGACGGGTCGAAGTAGTGCCGCCCCAACTCCAACTTGTGGATTTGGCAGATGGTGCGGATGACCGACTGCGGGGCGATGATCCCGTGCCGCACGCCGGCCTGAGCGAACGCCAAGCTGATCTGACCGACCAGTTCCTGCCGGTGGGCGATCGCGCAGACAGACCCGCCGAAGCGTTGAGCGGTGCTGGCCATGATGATGGTCTTGCCGGCGCCCACCGGGGCCACTGCGCACACGTTGCGGTGCCCATCGGCCCATGCCTGGAAGATGCGGTCCTGCAGGTCTTGTTGGTAGTCGTAGAGTGCTATTGACATGACCGTCAGTATGGCCTACAGTTGCCTCACCGTCAACCACTGGAGCCAAGCGCACCATGCAATTCACCTTCAACCCCTTCGACCTCACCGCCGAGCAGGCCACCCTGGTCGCCGACTTCATCGCTCGCGCGGCCGGCGTGATCCCCGTCAGCGACCGCCCGGATGTCGGCGCTCCGACCCCGGCCCCGGAGGTGCCGCAGTTCTCGATGCCCCCTACATTGCCCGCTGCGGCGGCTACCTTCCAATCCCCTGCCCCGGTGCTGCCCTCTGCCCCCGAGCCCGCGGCGGACCCGGATGCGAAGGATGCGTCCGGCCTGAAGTGGGATGAGCGCATCCATGCCGGCAACCGTGCGACCAACGGCGACGGCACCTGGCGCAAGAAGCGCGGCGTCGAGCCGGAGCTGGTGCTGCAGGTGGAAGCTGAACTGCGCGGCGTGCCGGTGCCGCCCAGCATTCCGGCCGTGCCGCCCAGCATTCCGGCCGTGCCGTCCGCTGCTGAGCTGGCGGCCAAGATGATGGCTCCCGCAGTCCCCGCTGCGCCGGTGGCTCCCGCAGTCCCCGCTGCGCCGGTGGCTCCCGCAGTCCCCGCTGCGCCGGTGGCCGACTTCCCGACGATGGTGCAGACCCTGGTCGGGCGCATGCCTGCTGAAGCCGCCACGTGGGCGGTGCTCTGGGCGCAGAACGGTCTGCCGATGTCGCTGCCCGAGTACAGCACCGCGACCCCCGAGCAGATCGCTGCTGCGATGAAGCTGGTCGGCTGACCATGAGCGCCCACGCTTTCCTGGCGCCCAGCAGCGCCCACATCTGGGTGCGTTGCGCTGCGGCGCCGGGCATGATCGCAGCCTACCCGTCGTGCGACTCGGACGCCTCCGAGGAGGGCACCGCCGCCCACTGGCTGTGCGCCGAGCGAGCGAACGGCGTGCTTCACCAGGTCGGTGACCGCGCGCCCAACGGCGTGCTGGTTGACCACGAGATGCTGGCCGCCTCGGAAGTGTGGATGCAGGCCCTCCGCCCTCTGCTCGGCCAGGAGTGGCACGTCGAGGAGCGACTGGACGCCGACCCGGCGTTCTCGCCGCACGTTTGGGGCACCCCGGACCTGTGGACGCTCGCCAACGGCATCCTTGACGTGTTCGACTTCAAGTTCGGCCACGGCCACGTGGACGAGTACGAAAACTGGCAGCTCCTGGCCTACGCCAGGTTGATCGTCGGAAAACTGCCGGTCGAGCCGATGCTGAGACTGCACATTGTGCAGCCGCGCTGCTTCGACGGCAGCGGACCGCATCGAGTCTGGACGGTGCCTGCGAGCGAAGTGCGCGCTCACTTCAATCGGCTCGCCAATGCTGCCGCGGAGGCGGTTCGACCCGATCCGCCAGCCACGGCGGGGCTGCATTGCCAACACTGCCCGGGCCGGGCGCATTGCGCCGCCAACCAGCGGGCCGGAAGTCACGCCATGAGCGAGGCGACCCGGCCCGCTGGCGCCGACCTCCCGCCCGAGGCTCTGGCGGTCGAACTGGGCTACGCTCGACGTGCAGCGGACCTGCTGAAGGCTCGCATCCTTGCCCTGGAGGAGTCCGCTGCGCCGCTGGTGCGCGCCGGCCAACTTCCGGGCTACGAGATGCAGCGCACGCGCGGCGGCTCGAAGTGGCTGGTTCCGCCCGAAACCGTGGCGGCGCTGGCCGATTCGTGCGGGGTCAACGTGCGCAAACCTCTGGAGGTGATGACCCCCAACCAGGCGATTGACGCCGGCCTGTCCGAGCCGCTGGTCAAAGCGTTGTTCCAACGCACCCCTGGCGCCGAAAAAATCGTGCAGCAGCGCGACGGTGCTCGCGTCTTTGGCTTCACTATTGACAAGTCCGTCAATAGCTGAGAGCATTCAACCCTCACCCAACAAGGAGCCAACAATGGCTGATCGTTTCCTTTTGCCCCCCGGCCGCCTGGTCGAGGGTGATGTCCACAAAAAGCAGGAGAAGGACGGCAACGGCAACCCGCACGTCTACAAGCGTGGTCCCAAGATGGGTCAGCCGCGCGACGTGTGGTATTACGGTGTCGCCATCCCCAAGCGCGGTGAGCAGCACTGGGCGCAGACCGACTGGGGCGCCAAGATTTGGGCGGCCGGGCACGCATTCCTGCCCAACGCCGGCCAGCTCCCCACCTTCGCCTGGAAGATCGTTGACGGCGACTCGCAGGTGCCCAACCAGAGCGGTCGCAAGCCGTGCGAGAAGGAAGGCTTCCCCGGTCACTGGGTGATCCGCATCTCCGGTGGCTTCGCGCCGACCATCTACACCGCGGTCAACGTGCCGAGCGTCCAGCGGGCGCCGGTTGACTTGCAGGTCAACCTGGGCGACTACGTGCAGGCTGAGATCAGCACCGAAGGCAACGGCGACCGCCAGAAGCCGGGGGTCTACATCAACGTGGGTGCCGTGTGCTTCCAGGGCTTCGGGCCGCGCATCGAGCGCGAGCGTGACGCCGCCAGCATCGGCTTCGCCACCAGCATGCCGGCCGGCGCCATGGCTGCGCCGCCAGGGGTCGCTGCGATGCCTCCAGTGCCCGCCGCCATGCCTCCAGTGCCCGCCGCCATGCCTCCAGTGCCCGCCGCCATGCCAGCCGTGCCCGCCGCCATGCCAGCCGTGCCCGCCGCCATGCCTCTGGCTGTCCCCAACCCGGCCTTCCTGCAGGTGCCGGTGCCCGTCATGACCGAGAAGGCCACCAGCGCCGGGCTGACCTATGAGGCGCTCAAGGGTGCCAACTGGACCGACGAGCAGATGCGGCAGAACGGCTTCTTGGTGTGAGCATGCGAATTGCCAGTTTCGACACGGAGTGCTATCCCAACTATTGGCTGCTGAAATTCAGGCCAAGGGGCGGTGGTACTCGCACCTTTGCGCTTGTCGGATCTGCGCAATTCACACCTGCTCAAGTCTCTGAGATCCGCGCCTTGTTCGACTCACATACCTCTGTGAGTTTCAACGGGCGCGGGTATGACCAATGGATGATTGCTGCCGCACTGAATGGTTGTAATCCTGCAATGCTCAAGCAACTCAACGACAAGATCATCGTTGAGCGCATCAAACCTTGGGAGCTTGAAATTCCAAGGTGGGAACCTGCCGACCACATCGACGTGATGGAAGTAGCGCCAGGCGCGGGGTCCCAGAAGCAGTACGCCGGGCGGATTCACTGTCGCACCATGCGCGATCTTCCATACAGTCCTGATTCAGAACTATCGCCTTTGCAGATCATCGAGGTGTCGCAGTATTGCGAAAACGACCTTGACGTGCTTGATGCGCTTTTTGACGAACTGCACCCGCAGATCAAGCAGCGTGAGATTCTCGGAAAGCGATACGGAATCGACCTTCGCAGTAAGTCTGACGCACAGGTTGCCGAAGCTGTTCTCAAATACCGATGTGAGATTGCTGCGGGCCGGCGCATCTACAAGCCGGAAATAGACTGGGACATGCGGTTTTGTTATCGTGTGCCCGAATTTATTCAATTTGAACTCCCACAGTTGAAGCACGCGCTCGATCTGGTGCGCAAGGCCGAGTTTCGACTCGGCGCGAGCGGCACGGTCACCATGCCTGACGCGCTGGAGGGGTTGTGCATACCGATTGGGGGATCAACGTACAAGGTCGGAATCGGAGGGCTGCACAGCCAGGAAAAGCGCATCGCTCATGTGGCGGACGATGTTTGGTCGCTGCGCGACAACGACGTTGCCAGCTATTACCCTTCGCTGATCCTGAATTCCGGCGAATGGCCGAAAGCACTCGGGCCGCTGTTCCTGAAGGAATACGAGTCGATCAAAGACGAGCGGCTCGCTGCGAAAAAGAAGCAGGGTCAACTGGAGAAGGCTGGCGTCAAATCTGGCGATGAGTATGAGGACGCCAAAGTCGGCAATGAGGGAGGGAAGATCATGATTAACGGGACTTTCGGCAAGACCGGGAGTCCTTACAGTATTCTTTTTGCCCCGACTATGCTGATTCAGACCACGGTGACTGGTCAGTTGTCGTTGCTGATGTTGATCGAGTGGCACGAGCGCGCCGGCATATCGGTAATTTCAGCCAACACTGACGGCATTGTGGTCAAGTGCCGCAAAGACCAGATTGCGATCAGTGAGATGTTGATTGCCGGCTGGCAGATGCGAACCGGCCTCGTTATGGAAACTGCGGAGTACGCGGCGATCTATTCGAGAGATGTGAACAACTACATCGCCGTCAAGAAGGGCGGCGGAGTCAAGCGTAAGGGCGAATACAGCAAGGCCGGGCTTGTCGAGAAAAAGAACCCAGACTGTGAGATTTGCTCGGATGCTGTGGCGCTGTTTCTGGAAAAGGGCGTCGCCATTTCAGATACGATCCGTGCGTGCCGAGACATCCGCAAGTTTGTTACCGTGGTGCGAGTGACCGGAGGTGGCGTGAAGATGTGGGGTGACGGTCCGCGCAAGGACGACAAGGTGCGCGACATGATCCCCGTGATTCAGGCCAACGGTTGGGTCAAGGTTGGCCGAAAGTGGGAGAAGAACGGCGTTCAGGCCGACGCATCGACGGCTTACGCGAATTGCTTTGCCCCGCAGCGCGAAGAATACCTCGGCAAGGTCGTGCGATGGTATTACGGCACGCAGTCGCCAGGCCCAATCGTTTATGCAAGCAATGGGAACATCGTTTCCATGTCGTATGGGGCAAAACCTTGCATGACGCTACCGGACGAGTTTCCGGATGATGTGGATTACGATTGGTACATCAATCGCTCAAACGGAATGCTGGAGGATATCGGGTATGTACCATCACGATAAATTGGTCCGCGCGTGGTTGGACGGGAAGCCGGTCCAGTACCTCAACGACACGGGGGTTTGGGTGACCATGGAATCCCCGGCCGGCGCGAAGAAGATGCCGCACTTCTACGCCCGGATGCAGTATCGGCTCGCCCCCGTGGAGATCCGCGTGCGGCACGCGCTGGTCGGCGGGCTCGTCCACATGGCGCAGAGTCTGGCGGACGAGAAGCGGATCTCCTCGCTGCCGGACTTCAACCGGTGGCTTGATGACTGGGTGGAGCTGTGAGCCAACGCATCGAGAACGACGCGCAGGTCCTGCAGTACTGCCGGGCCGGGGTGAGCGACCGGTTCCTGGAGCAGTTGATCGGGCGCGACCGGAACACCCTCAACCGCGTGCTGGAGACCTGCAGCAGCCGGCGTTCCGAGAAGGGGCCGGGCGCCACCACATACTGGATCTACGACCTGCAGGAGGTGGTGCAGCGGCTGGTCGAGCAGGACGAGGACGCCATCGTCGCGGCCATCCGCAACATGAAGCCGGAGGACATGCCGGTGCGCTTGCAGAAGGACTTCTGGGCTGGCCAGCGCCAGCGCCTGGAGTTCGAGGAGGCGGCCAAAAACCTGTGGCGCACTGAGCGAGTCGAGGCGGTCTACTCGGAGATGATGCGGCTGGTGCGCCAGCAAATCACGCTTTTCGAGAACGCGCTGGACCAGCAGGACGAGATGTCGGGCACGCAGCGCAAGGTGCTGCACGGGCTGGTTGACGGGCTGCTGGACAGCCTGCACCGGGCGGCGATCGAGCACTTCGCAGGCTACGAGGGGAATGACCGGGATGACCGACTATCGCAACCTGGGTGAGGTTATCACCAGCCTGGCGGAGGGCTTGCGGCCACCCCAGCGCCTCCAGCCGAGCGAGGCCCTGGCGCAGCACCTGCGGCTCGACAACCCTGGCGCCTACGTCGGCCCGTGGTTGAACGAGAAGGTACCCTACATGGTCGAGCCGATGAACGTGCTGACTGATCGCAACTACACGGCGAGCATCTTCGTCGGCCCGGCTCAGTGCGCGAAAACCGAGAGCCTGATCCTCGGGCCGATCGTCTACGGGGCGCACTGCAACCCGATGGACATGCTGATCTACCAGACCAGCATGAACTCGGCCAGCGACTTTTCTCGGCGCCGGATCGACCGCCTGCTGCGCAAGAACCCAAAGCTGACCGAGCTGCTGCTGGGAGGCACGAGCAGTGACACCATCTTCACCAAGGTTTTCCGCTCAGGGATGATGGTCACGATGTCGTGGCCAACCATCAACGAGCTGTCGGGCCGCCCGGTTCCTTGGGTGTTCCTGACTGACTACGACCGCATGCCGCAGGACGTGGACGGCGAAGGGAATCCGTTCGACCTGGCCACGAAGCGCACGACCACCTTCGGCCGGCTCGGCAAAACCGTGTGTGAGTCGAGCCCTGGGTTTCCGCAGCGCGACCCCCAGTGGCTCGCCAGTACGGCACACGAGGCGCCGCCCGCTGACGGCATCCTGGCGCTCTACAACCGAGGCGACCGCAGGCGGTGGTACTGGCAGTGTGAATCCTGCGGCTACTGGTTTGAAGGCGAGTACGCGCTGCTGACCTTCCCGCCTGACGCCAACCCGGTGCAGGCCGGCGAGATGGCCACCATGGAGTGCCCGCACTGCCATCACCAGCACAAGGCGGCCCGCAAGTTCGACTTGAACCGCAACGGCCGGTGGCTGCGTGACGGCGAGCGGTTCACTCTGCGCGGCGAGATCGACGGTGAGCCCATCCGCAGCAACATCGCCAGCTTCTGGCTGAAGGGGGTCGCGGCGGCCTTTGCGAGCTGGGGCACGCTGGTGCAGAAGATGCTCCAGGCCGAAGCGGAGTACCGGCGCACCAACAGCCAGGATGCGCTGAAGAGCGTGACCAACACCGACCTCGGGCTGCCCTACATCTACCGCACCAACGGCAAGGAGCGTTCGGCCGAGGCGTACCGGGCGCAGGCGGTGCCGGCGCGGCGAGGCGCGGTGCCTGACGGGGTGCGCTCGTTGTTCGCCACGGTGGACGTGCAGAAGACCCGCTTTGCCGTGCTGGTGATCGGCATGCGACCGGAAGGGCTCGCCGTGGTGGACCGCTTCGACATCACCAAGAGCCTGCGGCTGGACGGCGACGGCGACCGCATGCCGGTCGAGCCGCATGCCTACCTGGAGGATTGGGACCTGATCGACCTGGAGGTCAAGCAGCGGACCTACGAGGTGCCGGGCTTCGGGACCATGACACCGCGCGACGTGTTCTGTGACTCGGCCGGCCGGGAGGGTGTCACCAGCATGGCCTACGACTACTGGCGTCAGGTTCGCACCTGGTTTCACCTCACCAAGGGCAACCCTCGCGCCGACGCGCCGCGCTCTCTGCTCACGTTCCCTGACGGCGAGCGCAAGGATCGCCACGCCAAAGCTCGCGGCGAGATCCCCGTGCTGTTGCTCAACTCCAACGTGCTCAAGGACCAGCTCGACGGCATGCTGCAGCGCGGCGCCGTGGAGTTTCCCGAGTGGCTTGACTTGGAGTTCTACAAGCAACTCTGCGCCGAGGTTCGCACCGCAAAGGGATGGGAAAACCCCCGCTCAGCTCGCAATGAGCCGTGGGATCTGCTCTACATGGCTCTGGGCGCTATGCACCACAAAAAGTGGGATCGCATCTCGTGGGACGACCCTCCGAGCTGGGCGGCCGAGTGGGAGCGCAACACTGCGATCGAGGGGAAGGTCAAACCGGTCGAGCAGGTGTCGCAAGGTTGGGGAGACTTCGCACGAAAACTCTGTTGACGGCACGGTCACTTGCAGGTAGAGTTGCGACATTGATAACGACCGAAATAACCGGCTGCCGGAAGGCAGTCCGGTTGATTGAAGAGTTATACGTTGATGAACGCACTAAGCTTGTTTTCCGGGATTGGTGGGCTGGACATTGCCGCCGAATGGGCAGGATTTAAGACCGTGGCCTTTTGCGAGCGCGACAAGTTTTGCAAGTCGGTGCTGGCGGCACGGTGGCCGAACGTGAGGATTTTTGATGATGTACGAACAACTGCAACCGACGATCTGCCAGCAATTGAACTTGTGCATGGAGGCTACCCATGCCAGCCATTTAGCCAAGCCGGGAAGCGCGCCGGACACGCCGACGAACGCCACCTGTGGCCCGCAATGCTCGGGGTTGTGCAGGCGCTGCGACCCGCTTGGGTGGTTGGTGAAAACGTTACAGGACACATTGCCATCGGCCTCGATGCCGTTTGCAATGACCTGGAAGCAGCAGGCTACGCCGTCAGGCCGGTTGTTGTTCCGGCTTGCGCCGCAGGCGCCCCGCATACGCGAGAGCGGGTTTTCGTACTGGCCCACGCCAAGGGCGACGGACTGGAAAGACCCAAGAGGGAAGACGGGGAACCGACCGGCAGCGAGCGCAGCAAAGGCGGGGTGGACTCTCTCAGAGGCGGCGCGGGGATTTGGCGGGACGGCGGCGGATGGCGTGTTGAACCCGGAATGGGTCGAGTGGTTGATGGGCTTTCCGCCCGGTTGGACAGACGTGAGCGCCTGAAAGCGCTTGGAAACGCGGTTGTGCCTTTGCAGGCATACCCGATATTTGCGGCGATTGCCGAGACGTATAACGTGGAGTTAAGCGGCGGCCGAAGGTCGTCCGCTAGGCATCACTGGAGACGACATGACCAAGCAATGCAAATGCGAACACTGGCAGGACTGCGCGACGTGCGCACCGCAAAGGTTTGACGCTGACGGCAAGCGCAAGCCGCCAGAGCCTACACCGCTGCAAGCCTGCCGCGCCGAGCTTGAGACGATGCGCGAAGCTCTGGCGCTGCACGAGGTTGGCAGCGCATACGCGCACCGGCTGGCTGTGCTGCTGGAATGCGCACTGCTGGACCCGACCGGGACATGGAACGAAGCGCACGCGCTGCTGGACGAGTACCGCGCAGCGTGTCGCGCCGCAGCACCGATGCAAGAGCCGCCGACGTTCATGGGCGAGCCTGTTGTGATGCCTAACGTTTGAGCTAACCGGCCCAGCGGGGCCGCTACAGGAGATTGCAATGGCTACAGATGGTGCCGGCCCCGATGGGTCCGAGTTGAGCGAAGGGTTGGGCGCCGTTGCGCGGACTGCGCGCGGCTTTGAACTGCTGGAGTTCCAAGACCGCTACGGAACGCCGTGCAGCTTGCAGGCTTCGAGCCTGGCCGAACACGAGAAGCCCGGCACTTCGGCGGTGTGGCTGGGGCCGGATGACGCGGCGCCCAAGGTGCTTGCGAGCGAAGCACGCGGCCTGGGCGTGGACACGGCCGAGCGCACGGGCTGGGTGCCGTACCCGATTCCGCCCGGCGTGAGCCTGACCACCCGCATGCACCTGGATCGTGAGCAGGTGGCCGCACTGATCCTGCATTTGCAGCGGTGGCTGGACAACGACAGTTTTGCGGCGCCCAACTTGCATATCTACAGCGCCGCGATGCAACCGGCTACAGATTTCACCGATAGCAACATGGAGCCGCCCTACAGGAAGCGGTACACACCTGGGCAGATGCTCCGGTGTGAATGTTGCAACAGGAAGCATCCGGCCCGCGATGTTGTTGTGCAGTGCTACTACGACGGCTGGCGATTCTGGTGCGCGCCAGAGCGAGGCTGTAAGCACCCGCGACTAATCGAAGCCAAGCGGCGGCGGGAGTTCCGCAACCGCAGCCGAGGCCAGAAGAAGCGATGGGCTGTTGTGAGACATAACGCTTGAGCTAACCGGACCGGCCAGGCGCCGGGGCGGTGGCAGATGAACAGGACGGACCGCCTGGCTGGGTCCGGTTGAGCGATTGTTAGGCCTGGTGGCCGAAGGGGAAATTGAATGGCTTTGGAATCAACTGACGACCTGAAGGACATGCCGCACATCGTGGTGTTGAAGACGAAAACTGGCGCGCAGGTGTTTGAGTACGAAGGCCCTGGCTGCATGGAGGCGGCGCACGACTTTGCTCAGAAGCTTGTCATTGAGCGCGAGGACGGCCAAGTGCTGGTGGCGATGCTCTACAGGAAGATTACCGGGGCTGATGCGCTGGACATGCTGTAGAGGCCTAACGCCGCCGTGACGGGCGGCTGAAAGCCGTCCCGTTGACGGCAGAGTTATACGTGGAGACGCGATGACCAAGATTTATGTTTGTGAAAGTGGTTGCAGATACGAAGGCGGATCAGCATTTGCCGCCAGTACGAACCTTGTTCGCGCTTGGAAGCTGATGCGTGAAAGACGAATCGAGTGCGAGACATCTGCGCACGAAAGACGGCAGGTAGTGAAACTGGTTGGAAAGAACTACTGGTTAAGTGACTACGACTATTTCTGCATACGTGAATACGACAACGCATAACCTCCAGGTTGAACGGCGCCGAAGCGAACTGACAAGGAAAGCTTGACACATGGCCGAACCGAATATGCTGATACCGCTGCCCGATGACATGGCGCGGCTGATGAAGCTAACGCAGTGGCAGGCGGCCGAGATTGCGCGGCTGCGCGAGCGCGTGTTTGAGCTGGAGACCGACCCACAAGGCGGCGACGTGATACCGCTGGCCCAGCCGCGAGCCGGCGACTTGCGCCGGCAGGCTGAGCGCTGCATTACCGCCTGGACGGTGGTGCGCAGCGCCGTGTGGGACCCCAACGGCCTGATGGACGAGCACATGGCCGCGCTGCGCAAGGCATTGGGGCCTAACGCTAGGTTGAGCGGCCTGTAATGGCGCGCACCACACCATGACAAACGCACAAAACTCGCCCGCCATTGCAGGTCCGCTCGAACCGTCAGTTAGGTTGCGTCGCGCGGACTGGGAAGTGAGGACGGTAGAGCTTCGGGTAGCGCAAGACCTGGTGCGACGGCTGCATTACTCCGGCGGGGGGTCAAACACGGCTACCTACCGGCACGGGCTGTTCCGCAAAGGCCATGACGAGTGCCTCGGTGTTGCGTGGTGGATACCACCCACCAAGACGGCAGCGAATGCGACGTGGCCAGCCGACTGGCAAGGCGTGCTGGCGTTGACGCGGCTCGCGATTGAACCGGAGGTTCCGAAAAATGGCGCGTCTTTCCTGCTGGGCAAGAGCATGGCGGCGATTGACAGAAAACGGTGGCCATGCCTCGTTACCTACGCGGATGAGATGCAGGGGCACACCGGCGCGATCTACCGCGCGACGAACTGGGAGTATTGCGGCATGACCGCAAAAGAGGCCACGTTCTTCAAGGATGGCAGGATGGTCGCTCGCAAGGCGGGGCCAAAGACACGAACCCGCGACGAAATGCTTGCGATGGGATGCGAGATGGTTGGTCGCTTCGCCAAGCACAAGTTTCGGCATGTAGCAACCTAACTGAGACATATACGGACCGTGCAAGGTCCGCACGCACCATGCCCTACCGCCTCACCCGCCGCGCCATGCTCGCATCGGCCCCGAAAGGAGGTGAGTGATGACCACCATCTACCGAGCTTCCGTGGTCATCGTGAGTTGGCCCATCCTCCTCATGATTGACGTTTTCAGGGCTTGGAGTGGCGTTTGGATCTGGGAGGAGGCGCGGCAGGAGTCACTCAACGCACTGCGCCATTTCTGGGAGAACGGGCATGACTGACGGAACGCGCGCCTCTGAGGCGCAGCAGCGGCAGCTCGACGCCATGCGCGCGGCCGGGATGCCGCGCGCATGGCCAGGCCGGAGCGTGAACCCATTCCTGAGCTGCCGCGGTTGGTCGGCGGTGCTGGAAGGTCTGCGAAAGAGCCTGTCTGCGCGCGCACTGCCGAACTACTGAGTCAGCCTCTGGTGTACCATTGCCACATGGCTACAACCGCCCAGCTCCTCGATGAGGCTCGCACCGCGTACCACCGCCTTGTGACGGGCAAGAGCCCGACCGTCGTGGTGAACATGGATTCGTCCCGCGTCGAGTTCGCTCGGGCGGACGCCCCGCGGCTGCAAGCCTACATCCGGGAGCTTGAGGCGACGCTGACCGCCGAGACTGCCGGCACGACCCGCACGCGAGGGCCGATCACGGTATGGATCTGACCCCCGTTGCCGCTGCCGTGAAGGCGTACACCCCCGCCCCAGAGCAGGCCCTGGTGGGCGGCCTCGACGGCGCCGATCGCACGGCGCGCAGCACGGCCTTCTGGAATGCGTCGAGCCAGTCCGCAGATGTGGCGATCCTGCCGAACAAGGAGCAGTGGGACGCCAAAGCGCATGACATGGCCGGCAGTGACGGCTTCGTTGGCGGCGCGGTTGACACCATCAAGGACTCAATCGTCGGCGCCCAGTACGTGCTCAACGCGCGGCCGGACTGGCGGGCGCTTGGCGCGAGCCCCGAGTGGGCGCGCGAGTTCCAGCAGGTGGTCGAAAGTCGTTGGCGCCTGAGCGCCGAGTCGATCGAGTGTCACTTTGATCGCGCCCGCAAGCTGACCTTCACCGACCAGATCCGCCTTGGAGTTGGTCTGGGGGTGGTGAGCGGTGAGGTGGTGATGACCTCTGAGTGGCTCGACCGGGTTGGTCGGCCCTTCAACACCTGCTTCCAACTGATCGCCCCCGAGCGCTTGTGCAACCCGCACGACGCTGCCGACACGCAGAACCTGCGCGGCGGGGTGAGCATGGACAACTCCGGTGAGCCGCTGAGCTACCATTTCCGCCAGGCACACAAGTCGGATGCTCGCATCGGCGACATGCGCGCGTGGGAGTGGAAGGAAGTTCCGGCGCGCATGCCCTGGGGCCGCAAGCGGGTCATCCACATCTTCGACCAAATCCTGCCGGCTCAGACCCGCGGGGTGTCGGCGACAGTCTCCGTGCTCAAAGAGATGCGGATGACCCAGCGCCTGCGTGAGGTTGAGCTGCAGGCTGCCGTGCTGGGCGCAACCTACGCTGCCGCCATCGAATCGGAGCTGCCACCTGAGACCATCTACGAGCAGATGGGCCAGAGTCAGGGCAGCAACGGCGTGCGGCAATTTATGAGCATGCTGGCCGAGTACTACGGCGAGGCCGGTGCGGTGAAGCTGGACGGCGTGAAGATTCCCGTCTTCGCCCCCAACACCAAGCTCAAGTTTTACCAGCCGCAGGACCGCACGGGGATGGCGGCCTACGAGCAGGGTCTGCTGCGCCACATTGCCGCCCGGCTGAACCTCAGCTACGAGGAATTCACCCGCGACTACACGAACACCAACTACAGCTCTGCCCGCGCAACCATGCTGCAGACCTGGCGCGCGATGCAGGGTCGCAAGAAGAAGTTCGCCGACCGCCAGGCCACCGAGATGTACACCCTGTGGCTGGAAGAGCAAATCCAGCGCGGAGAGGTGCCGCTGCCGCCCGGGTTCGACAAGTGGGACTTCTACCGCGGCCTGAACCGCGAGGCTATGTCCCGGTGCTCCTGGATTGGCGCAAGCCGCGGTCAGATCGATGAGTTGAAGGAAACTCAGGCGGCGGTTGCCCGCATCAAGGCTGGCCTCTCGACCCACGAGGATGAGATCGCGCGCCTGGGCGGCGACTACCGCGAGGTGTTCGAACAGGCCCTGCGGGAACAGCAGGAGCGGGCCGCTGCCGGGCTCGTCTTCCCCGATTTGGACGCCAAAGCCGCGCCAGCAATACAATCCGGGAATGCACCAAATGAACCGTGACGTTCTGGCGGCGATCAGCCGCATGTCGCAAGAGCCGTGGGCGATCGCTCCACAAAGCGTGGCGGCGGCATTGGCGTCTCTGGCCGCCATGGGCGATGACCAGGATTACTCTCTGGACTTGGCGGCGGTGTACGGTGTCGAGGCGGAATCGGGCGGCAAGGCGTTTGCGTTCGACCGGGCAAACGGCGTGGCTGTGATTCCCGTGCGCGGAGTGCTGCTCAACCGCTACAACTACGCCTACAGCGGAGCCACCGGCTACCAGGCCGTGCTCGCCATGTTCCAGGCGGCTGAAGCCGATCCGGAGGTTCGGGGCATCGTCTACGACCACAACTCCCCAGGTGGCGACGCGCAGGGTTGCTTCGAGCTTTCGGCCGAGCTGGCAGCGGGCAAGAAGCCTTCCGTGGCCATCGTGGACGCCAACTCCTACAGCGCCAGCTTCGCGCTGGCAGTGTCCGCCGACAGGATTGTGGTCACCCCCAGCGGCGGGGTCGGCAGCGTTGGCGTCTACACCACCCACGTTGACGTGTCCAAGTACTTGGAGATGGTCGGCATGAAGGTCACCCCGATCTTCTCCGGCGACCACAAGGTTGACGGCAACCCGTTCGAGCCGCTCCCTGAAGATGTCCGCAAGGACATGCAGACCCGTGTGGACCAGCGCCGGCAGCAGTTCGCCGAGGTGGTTGCTGCGGGTCGCGGCATGACAGTTGAAGCGGTCCTTGCGACCGAGGCCCGGTGCTACAGCGCGCAGGACGCCGTGGCAGTCGGGTTCGCAGATGTGGTGCAGAGTCCCCGCGACGCCTACGCCGCTTTCGTTGCTGGCCTCTCGCAAGCGGCCAGCGCTCCTTTCGTCCTCTCGGAGGCCCCCATGCCACAAACCGACGACTCCCGCGCCGCTGAGCGTGCGCGCATCAAGGCCATTCGGGGCCATGAGGCGGCAGCCTCCCACCCCGAGCTGGCCGACCACCTGGCGCTCGAAACTGATCTGACCGCCGAGCAGGCGGCTGGCATTCTGGCCGCTGCTGCCAAGGACAAGCCGGCTGCCCCGGCTCCGGCCCCGCAGGCCAACGCCTTCCTGGACGCCATGAGGGGCTCGGGCAGCGGTGTTGACCCCAACACCCCCGAGAAGCCGGCCGAGCTGAGTGTTGCCCAGCAGGCCCTGGCCGCATTCACCCTGGCCACCGGCCGGGCCGTCAAGTAAGCTGAGGAGGCTCTGATGACCTACCCTGTTCTCGCGTCCGGCTCGACCCCGCTGGACACCTACACCCCGACGCAACTGGTGGTCGGCTCCAGCGACATCATCACGATGCCGTACACGGTGACCCAGACCGGCACCGCGATGGTTGTCGGCACGGTGCTCGGCCAGATCACCGCCAGCGGCAAGCTGGTCATGCACGAGACTTCGGCGTCCGATGGCTCGCAGACGGCTGTTGCCATCCTGGCCGTGCCGCTGGCCGCAGCCACGGGTGACGTGACCGCCCCCGTCTACGTGGCCGGCGAGTTCAACTACGCCGCGCTGACCTACGATTCGGGGGTGACCACGACCGCTGCCAAGCTGGCGACCTTCGGTCCCGCTTCCCCCATCAAGCTGCGCTCGCTGGCGTAAGGAGACCTCAACATGGCACTCGCAACCTACGACACCGCGACGATGATGGAGCTGCTGCAGAAGCTGCAGCCCGACGCTCCGCCGATGTGGCTGTCGATGTTCTTCCCGACCGCCCGCACCTTCGACACCCAGTACATCGACTTCGATGTGGTGGCTGCGCGCTACAAGCGCCTCGCCCCGTTCGTCGCTCCGAACGTGCAGGGTCAGCCGATGAAAGAGCAGGGCCGGACCCAGAACCGCTTCTCTCCGGCCTACATCAAGCCGAAGGACATGGTGGACTCCAGCAAGGCGTTCGAGCGCCGTGCAGGTGAGCCCTATGGTGGCAATCTGACCCCCGACCAGCGCATTATGGCGGCTCGTGCCGACCTGATCCGCCTGCACCAGGAATCGATCCAGCGCCGCTGGGAAGTGATGGCAGCCCACGCCGTTCTGAATGGCTCCGTGGTGGTGGCCGGCGACAACTACCCGTCGCAGACCGTCAGCTTCAACCGTGCCTCCGGTCACACCATCACCCTGGGTTCCGGCAGCCGCTGGGGCGACAGCGGGGTCAACCCGCTGACCAGCATTGAGACCTGGGCGACCACGATGCACACGGCCTCGGGCTATGTGGCCACCATCGTGATTATGGGCACCTCCGCCTGGGCCGCCTTCTCGGCCGACCAGAACGTCAAGGACGCCCTGGATCGCAACAGCCGCGGCACCGAGCGCTTGATGCTCAACACGCTGCCCGGCGACGGCACCTCGCTGCAGTACAAGGGGACGGACGGCAGCCGCCAGTACTACGTCTACAGCGACTTCTATCAGGACGCTGACGGCACCAGCACGGCCATCATGGACCCGCGCGACGTGCTGATGGCGAACCCGGCTGGCGTTCAAGGCGTGCGCTGCTTCGGAGCCATCATGGACCCGCGTGCTGGCTACGTCTCGGTGCCCATCTTCGGCAAGAACTTCATCCAGGAAGATCCGGCCGGCGAGTTCGTCATGCACCAGTCAGCCCCGCTGATGGTTCCGCGCGAGCCCAACGCCACGCTGAAAGCACGGGTGGTGGCATGAAGCTGATCGCCCTGCATCGGATCGAACGCAAGGGCGGCCCGGTTCTGCCGGGCGCCAGCTTCGATGAGCCCTCGGAGAAGGAGGCCAACTGGCTTCTGGCCGAGGGTGCCGCGGTGGCCGACGCCACCCCGGAGCCTGCCGCTCCGACCCTCAAGGTCGAGCCGCTGAAGGTGCAGAAGAAGTGAGCGGCTGGTCAGACATGCTGAGCGAGGCCCTGGGGATCGTCCACGAGACGTTCTCCCATGTGGCCACGCTCACGCCTGCGGGCGGCCTGTCGGCCCCCGTGGATCTGACCGCTCGACTCACTGTCAGCATGGCGCAGTACGGCGACCTGGACCGCGAGGGCTACTCGCAGGTGCTGGGCGACGACGTGACGATCATCCTGCTGCAGTCCGAGTACTCCGACCGACCGACGCGCGGCGACATGCTGGACTTGGGCGACTGGGGCCGCTGGCGTGTTGAGGCCCTGGAGCCTCGCCGCAATCCGGTCGAGTGGCACGTCCAGTGCGTGAGGGCGCCAGCATGATCCGCGCCGAGATCAAGGGGCTGGACGGCCTGGCCGAGTACTTCCGGCGCTACCCTGAGCAATCCAAGGTCGCCGAGCGCCTGGCCACAAATGATGCGGCGGCGCACGGTTTGGCTCTCGCCCGCATGGTCGTCACCTCCGAGATCAACCTGCCGCCAGCCTACGTGCGCGACCCGGACAAGCTCCGCATCGCCAAGAAGGCGAGCGGCTCCAGCGGGGAGGCGGTGATCCTGGCCAATGCGCGCCCCGTGTCTTTGGCCCGCTTCGCCACCAGCCGCAAGCTGGGTCGTCGGCCTGGCGGTGTGCACGTCAAGGTCAAGCCTGGCGGCGCCAGCAAGACCCTCAAGCGCGGGTTCCTGATCCCCCTCAAGGTTGGATCGGAAAAAGCGGATGTCGCGGCCGGCTTCTACAATCTGGGCTTGGCGGTGCGCCTCAAGCCTGGCGAGAAGCTGAGCAACAAGCGCGTCGCAAAACGCCTCGGCAACTCCGGCAATGTGTGGTTGCTCTACGGGCCGAGCGTGCACCAGGGCTTTCGCCAGGGCATGGATCGCATCACCCCGAAGGTTGCCGAGTACTACCAGCGCCGATACCTCCACCAGCTCAACCGGATGCTCGCCAAGTGATCGACCCCAAGCGATTGACCGTCCAGAAGCGCCTGACCGCGCTGCTGCAGACGGTCACCCTGGCCAACGGCTACCAGCACGACCTGTCGGTTGCCGGCCGAGTCACGCGGGGGCGACTGTTCATGGAGAGCGATTCTGGAGCCCTGCCTGCCGTCGCCATCAATGAGCCGCTGAACCCCGACCGCGAAGCGAGCCGGGCCGGCGCCAAAGGGCAGTACGCCAAGGAAGTGTGGCGACTGCTCGTGCAAGGCTGGGCGGTGGACGACCTGGACAACCCCACGGACCCGGCGCACTGGCTCATGGCTGACGTGAAGAAGGCCCTGGCCACCATCAACCAGCGCGGACACACCAACTACCAGCTCGGCGGGCTGGTGGATCGAGTTGAAATCGAACCTGGCACCTGTCGGCCGCCCCAGGTCGAGGTGTCACCACTTGCGTTCTTCTACCTGCACTGCAATGTGGTGATGGTGGAAGACACCAACGACCCCTACGGGTCATAACCGAAGGAGGCCACTATGGCTGACCAAGTACTGGGTCGCGGGATCATCTACTTCGACCCCTTTGTGAGCGCGTCCAACCAGACGCTGACCGGCGAGATCGACCTGGGCAACGCGCCCGAGTTCACGATCTCGATCGAGACCAACACGCTGGACCACTACTCCAGCCGCGAGGCCGTCCGCACCAAGGACCAAGCCGTCGAGCTGGAGGTCAACCGATCTGGCAGCTTCACGCTGGACTCGATCACGGCCACCGTCATCGCGCTGTTCGTCGGCGGCGCCGAATCCAGCGTGAGCCAGGCGTCGGCGACCGACACCACCACCACTATCGCCACGGCCACCGGTGGCCGTTGGTACAAAATGGGCGCCACCAGCGGCAACCCGACCGGCGTGCGCGGGATCACCGGCGTCACCATTTCCGGCGCCACGCTGACCACCGACTACCTGGTGGACGGCGACGAGGGTCGGATCTACATCGTGCCGGGCGGCGGTCTGGACGGCGACACCAACGTGGTCGTGACCTACGATGTGCCGGCGAAGAGCATCCCCCGGGTGGCGTCGAGCAACTCGGCCGTCAAGGTTGGCGCGCTGCGCTTCGTGTCGGACAACACCGTTGGTGCCAACCGCAATTGGTACATGCCTTACGTCAAGCTGACGGCCAACGGCGACATGACCATGATCGGCGAGGACTGGGCGCAGGCCGGGTTCAACCTGGAAATCCTGCAGCTCAACGACTCCACCGCCGCGATCTACTGCGACGGCGTGCCGGTCTGACCCAAGGAGCAACCATGAGCCTCTCGGAACTCCGGGGGGCCTTGCCGAAGATCGAGGTCGCCACTGGCGCGACCTCTTTTTTTGTCCAGGGCCTTTCGTTGACGAACGTGTCACAACTGATCCTGCGCCGCCGCGAGGATGTGTCGGCCGCTCTCGAAGCGTGGTCGGACGCAGACGGCGACATGGGCGGCTTCATCACTCGGCTGCTCACCGAACTACCAGCGCTGGTGGCTGAGGTGATCGCGCAAGCCTCTGGTGAGCCGGATGCCGCCGATGTGGTGGAGCGCCTGCCGGTGGCGGTGCAGGTGGAAGCGCTCGAAGCCGTCGCCACGTTGACCTTCGTGGACCTGGAGCAGGCGGGAAAATTCCTGGCCACCGTGCTGCGCGGAGTCACGGCGGCCGGGACGCTCGCCCGCAAGGTTTCGGGTGGCTCGCCGGCCTTCGCGCCGACGCAAGCCTCCTGATCGCCGAGGGGCATCCGCACGCCTGGCACTACCCGCTGTGCCTCCTGTGGTCGGAGGCGATAATCGTGCGCAGGCGTGCCGCCCAGGCCGCCGTTCTCCAGGCCGACGTGCTCCAGGCTGCGATGGGCGCCCTCCTGACGAAAGAGGGCGGCAAGCACTGGAAGGAACTGCGCAAGGCCCTGCTCAAGGATTGACCACATGGCCAACGAAAACCGCGTCGAGCTTGTCATCCGTGCGAAGGATCTCGCGCGGCAGACAATCCAGGACCTCTCCCGCACCATCACCTCGCTGGAGTCCGGCCTCGCCGATGTGGACAAGGCGGGCGGCCCGGCCAGCCGGTCGGTGCGCGAGCTGAAGCAGCAGCTCGATGACCTGGCCACGGTCAGCAATGAGCTGGGGCGCCGCCGCACCGCGGTGGAAGCGTTCCTGGCGCAGCAG